CTCGTCAGGCAAGTCCTCACCCCTGTAAATGTATAGCCCTAAACCATGCAGGCTGATAGCCTTTGCTAAACATCTCTGAATGCTTGTATTGATCTGGAAAGCATTGGGCTTGGTTACCGTCTGATTCTTATGATCAAGAACAGGGTGAACCTGAGTCCTGGTTACACCTTCAATAGTTAATGAAACCTCGACAAAACAACCGGCTGGGGTTTCGGTGTATGGCCAGCCTTCAGGGCCCTTGTTTATTGTCCATGTAGCAGTAGGGCAAACCCTTAATAATTCATTAACTGCATCAGACCATGAGAGATAGGAAAATTTCCCTTTCTGCTCAACAAACTTACTGACATCGATTACATTTAATGCTTGGAACGTATTCATTAGAATGCCTGCCTCTTTAAAAAATTAATCTCTTGATTGTTTAACCACTCGCTATCTTCCTCCTGGTATTCCCACCAATCTTTTTTATTGTGGTGAATAACATCATAAGTCTGTCTAGCATCGATATATTGAGCCATTTTAAGCCCATACCAGTTGATATAGTCCTGATCTGGGGTATGGCTATACTTTTCGATAAACTCCTGCTTACGGCGCTCATATGCAGCCAGGCGCAATGTATTGCGATATTTCTCATGGTTCATAGCTCACCCCTTAATTTAACATCGCGTAAAAAATCCATCTCTTCTTTAAACTCACCTGAGTTACCTGTAAACATAATCACGCCATGCACATAAGATAAAAATCGCTCTACTGGATACATCCAGCTTGTACATATGGATTCTATTTCAGCCTCGGTACACTCATCCTCTACCGCTGAAGGGATAGCGATATGTTCTATATAATGATCTTCCTCTACCTGGTCAGGGTTAATGTTCATGTGGATCTTATAGCCGTTTGGTAATGTATATAAATCATTCATCAGGTTTCTCCATTTCTTTGGCTGCCTCAATGAGTGCTAGTGCTATATCATGTGGCTTTGTGCCATCGCGATTACTTATTTTATCCAGGAATATCTCTGATAATTGATATAGCTCAGAGAATTGCATTGTTTTTATGCCATCTATGACCATTTCTAATTTATAACTCATAGTATATTATCCTTGCCTTCTTGATTAACTGTGAATACAATATTAGTACACAATGTAACTACTATCAAGGATTATTATGAAAAAAGATGAAATTTTAAGAGTACGAATAGACAAGGGCTTGAAGGATAAGCTTTTAGAAGCTGCTAAGAATAGAGATGTTTCTTACAGTCATATGATTAGAGAATGGATAAAGAGGTTAAAGAAATGAAATTTATATTTGATTTATTCTTACTACTCTGGGTATATATGGTAATTGGTTTAATTTTGATATCGCCGTTTATTGTTATTTCATGGCTGATATAAAAAAGCCCCGATCCGAAGAAAGGGGCTAAAGGAGACTTGAACAATGCGAACTGATCAAGTAGTCTTAGTACCTGTATGGGGCAACAAAGAGTGGGTATATTTTCTTAATATATCTTCTCTTTGTCAAGCCCCCAATAAGTAATAAGCGCGAGTTGAATGCCAGGAACTAAACTGGCAACGAGTAGAACTACTTCGCCCCGGCTCGCCGATAGGTTCTCCAGGAACTGAACGGATAAATAGCAAAAATATATGCTTATTACTTACTGGAATAGTCTGACAATAGTCACCTATTTGAAGAAATTGTCCGCAAGGACAGGGGTTAGTTATGTCCAAAGAAAAGAGGTCTACAAAATAATGACTAAAGAAGAAAACAGAAAGCAGTATCCAATAACTGCCGAAATAATCGACCTGGTAAGGGAATACTTTCCTAATTCACAGGTTAAGCAAACAACGGAGATTAAGAAATGATTGAATTGCTAAACGTAGACTGTATGGAATACATGAAAACCTGCAAAGACAATGAGTTTGATCTGGCTATTGTAGATCCGCCTTATGGGATAGATATAGCTAAAAAAGGAAAAGTTGGGGTGGCAAAGTTGGCTAAAGTGAAAAACTATGGTGCAAAAGACTGGGATAAGACTGCACCAAAGCACGACTATTTTAGCGAACTACAGAGAGTTAGCAAAGAACAGATTATATGGGGGGCTAATCACTTCATGGACAGAATCATTAAGGGTTCGCCATGCTGGGTCGTTTGGGATAAGGACAATACAGGCAACTTTGCTGATTGTGAATTAGCTTACACAAGTTTTAAGACTGCAGTTAGAAAGTTTGAATACAGATGGAATGGGATGTTACAGGGCGACATGAAAAACAAAGAACACCGCATACACCCTACACAAAAGCCTATAAAACTCTATGACTGGTTATTAACTAACTATGCCGAACCAGGACAAAAGATACTCGATACCCATCTAGGCAGCGGTTCAAGTGCAATATCAGCGCATTATTTTGGTGTTGATTTTGTAGGTATGGAGATAGACGAGGATTACTATAAGGCCGCTGTAGAGCGATTTGATAGAGAAACATCGCAAGTAGATATGTTTGGAGCGAATAATGACTGAAGAAGAGCAATTTAATAAGTTATGGTTTCAATACCCGACTGATCTTTGTAAGAATAAACGAGGTGGCAAACAGCCTGCATTTCAAGCTTTTAAGAAGCTGAAACTTGATGAAGATCAATATAATACGCTTTTATTGAATATGGCTGCTCAAGTCAGAAACGATAGAAAAGATCCAGATGCTTATCGCTGGCCCTTTGTCTCAACGTATCTCAATCAGCGTCGATTTGATGATGTTGTCAACATTGTTGAAAAACCCACCTATACCGCTAATAAATGCTCAGTTAATGGATGTAATCAGGATGTACACGGTTCCAGGTTTATTCATTGTATCGATCATTTGCCCGAAACCAACCGGATCCTTCTAAACAAGATGAGACAAAAATATGTTGATTTGGGGCTTGTCAGAGATAAAGACGAGACTAAACAACAGCACTTAGATCGGTGTAGAAAGGTTTATGTCGATAGTTTGGGGGGTGTGGTTAAGTGAAAAAAACACCCAGGACTAAAGCATTAGAAACACTACAAAAACTAGTCAGATTAAAAGCGGCTGATGATAACGGATATTGCCAGTGCGTTACTTGTGGAACCATTGATAAGTGGACAAGCATGGATGGAGGGCATTACATCCCTAAAGGTCACTCAAGCTATTGGGCATTAGTTGAGGAAAACATCCACCCACAATGCAAGGGCTGTAATGGTTTTGGTATGAAGTTTGGCACAGCCGCTAATCAATACACCTTGTATATGATTGATACCTATGGACGTGAGTTTGTAGATGAGATGGAAGAAAAGAAACGATTAGAGGTAAAGTATTACAAAAAAGACTATGAGGAAATGATTAAGGCCTGGACCGAACAAATAAAAGAACAACTGGAGCGCATAAAATGAGCACAACAGAAGAAACCAAGATAAAATATGAATATAGCGAGATTATCCTAAAACCCACTGATAATAAGATGATGAGACTCAATCAATTGGGGGCGTATGGATGGGAGATAATCGATATTTACAGAAACCCGGTGGATACCCGCTATCTATTAAAGAAGGTTAAAAAATGAGCTATTTCACCCTGGATAACGTAGAAAAGGCGGTTGCTTACCTGGTAGATAGTGAGGATGAGTACGCCAGGTTAAAAGCCCTAATATCAACAGAGAAGAAAAAACTCGAAATTGAATTAGCCTCTTTGAAGATTGAATCACCTGAAACGAGTGATGCAAAGAGCGATACCTGGGCAAAGTCACAGCCAGCTTACCAAAAAGCTGTCGATTTATACCATGATGTGCTAGAATCCTTTTATCTATTAGATGCTAAGAGGCATCGAGCAGAGCTAGTCGTAGAAATATGGCGCTCTGTTAATTCCGCTAGAAGTAGAGGAAATCCAACATAATGTCAGAGAGTGGCGTATCAAGAGCAAACAAAAATAGAGCTATACGACAAGAGGCGCTAAGAGAACAATTAGCCGCTCAAGGTCATGTACAGCATATTATTGATAACATTGAAAAAATACAAAACTTAGATAATGAATTAGAGTCTTCTGATATACATCGTCTTAAAACAGCCACAGAGCTACAGTTAAAGCTGATAAACAAGTACTTACCTGATCTAAAAGCAGTCGAATTAACTGGTCAGGATGGTGGTGCTATCAATCACTCTATAGGCATTCATTTTGTTAGCACATCAAGAGACTAGCACTAAGGTTGAGATAGCGGATAAGTTTGAGCCGTTATTCAAGCCAAAGCGGTACAAAGTCTTTTATGGTGGTCGTGGTGGCCTTAAGTCATGGTCATTCGCTCAAGCACTTCAAATCATTGCTGCCAACAAATCAACCCGCATTCTATGCACTCGTGAGCTACA